AACATATCATCAAAAATTGAATCTATACTATCTTTAGAGTTTGATGAAAAAATAAAATGCACCAATTTACAATTTTTTCCAATAAATGAATTTATAATTTGTAATGCAGATGAAATAGAAATTTTAGATTCCATATGTAATTTTGAATACACAATAGAAGATAAATTATATGAGATAAAGGATAATGAATATTCATCAGTAATTAACTTAACAATTGATGATTTTGAAAACACAAAAGGCATAACTATTTGGATGAGAAAATACAAAAGTAATTTTGGATTAAACCTAAGATTAGAGAGAGAAAAAGTCGAGTCAAATTATTTAAATTATAAAATAACAACATCTTTCTTCTTTAATAGTGCAAGGGATCTACCAAATAGATGGATACAAGAAATTAATCTGGAAAAACCTG